AAGAAAAACTACATACACTTTATAACCCTAGGAGTAGGCGAAGGTGAATATGTGGATCTTGTTGTGGATCGCCCTGTGCGTTATTCTAATGAGTCAGTTATTGTAGGACAAGGTGAAGTACGCAGTCGGGATGGATCGCAGTACATATATTGCAATAGGCAAAACATCAAGTCTATGCCTATTGACAACTATCTCAGCTTGGCTTAATTTTATTCAACAACTGTTTTAGCTTGGCACTCTGCACATCGGCAGAAATCTTACCTACTTCATCAGGGGTTGTAGCGTTAGGCTCGTTGTTGACAACTTGACTAGTGGCCTTAATTGATTCATAGATTGACGGTGCTCGTTTCTTAAATTCTTGATAACCTTGGTCTTCAGCCAGGTCTCTGATACGCAAGCTTTCAATATCAAACTCCAGGTCAACTTTTTGTCCTACCCCGCTAGAACTACGAGTTTTCATTAACTGTATTTGATAGCGACCTTTTTCACGCATACCTCGGCTAGTAAAGATACCAAACACGTTGTCTGCTGTATTGATCTTAGATATGCCACCAGAAATATGACTATGGTCAAATTCAATTTCTTCAACGGCACTACGATTCAACTGCGATGCTGTAACAAACAGCACATTAAGTTCTTTGGCTAGATTACGCAATTCTTCAGAAACATACTTGTCTTTAACAAAAAGATCATTAGGACTGACTTTGGCACTTACAGGCATTAACAAATCAAGATAGTCAACACACAAAAAATCAATTTTCATATTTTCTTGTATTTGCAGTTCCTTGATATACGATCTAATGTCATTGATGTTGCTCTGTGCTGGCATGTACTTGACACGGAACTTGCTGTTGTACTTCTTGGCCAACATTCTAACTTTCATTTCTACTGTGTCAATATCACGGAAAATTTCTTTGCTGGCAGTGTTGGTCATCATTGAATCAATACGCATACAGCAAAGCCCTTCGGCAAGTTCTAGTGTAAGATATACACCATTAAGACCTGCTTGTACCCAATTCACTGCAAGATTTTGCATAAACAGACTTTTACCACTACCAGAACCTCCAGCAAAGATCTGTAGTTCACCGCGATTAAACCCACCATACAACAGTTTGTCTAAGGCCGGCCATCCTGTACTGTTTTGCCCATTACTGTTTTTTAACGCAAGCAAGCGAGAGCGAGGGTCAGCAAAGTAATCAGTACCCATGTCTTTCTGTAGACTAATTTGTACAGCATCTTTTATTAGTTTTTCTACTGGATCAAAGTTGCCTTTTTCAAGTAAGTCTGCTGCTTTCAAAATAGCACGTTCTAGTTCCTGCCGCTTTGTAAAAGTTTCAAACTCTGCTAGAAACCAATCATAGTGTCCTTCGTTAAGATCAGGTATAGTCTCTAATTTAGTACCTGTGGCTGCTGCAATCTGCGCACGATCAGGCATAGTTTTGTGTTCATCAGTATGCGTTTGTATGAAACGAGCGGCTGCACGAAGACTTTTGTCAAAGTTTTCAGCATTATAGATATTCTGCACTCGAACATAGCTTTGTGCATCCTCCAGCATCATCTCTAAGAAAAGTCGCTGTACGTCAATGTTGTAATCTTTTAACAAGTTGTTTCTTCCTTAATTCTATTTTAATACGACTAATTTCTCTTGATTGCATAATAGTTAGTAAAGCACCAAGGCGTCCAAATTTCTTAACTGCATCATTGATATCTTTTACATCATTGGGCCAGTCTGGTATACTAACACTCCAATTCAATTCTACTGCTCGATCAATTAAGGCAATACCAGCTTTGTCTTGGTCCGGAACAACTATTATTTCCTTGCCAAGGCTTCTTATTAGCCTTGCCTGCGCATCATTTATCTCACTGTGTAACACTGCTAGACCAGAAATACTCAAAGCGTCAAAAATACCTTCACAAACAATCACATACTGCCATGAAGATTTTATTAAATCAGTACCAAATACGTAGCCGGGCTGTGTTTCATTAATATACTTGGGTGTGCGATTATCTAAAAATCTACAACTATATCCAACAATTGTATTATTAAATGTAAAAGGAATTACCACATGAGGCCGAGTCCAATGTACCCCATCATTTCCTTGCTGTACCATAATTGGATAGTCAGGTGGCACACATCGACTATCAACGTAGTTTTGATATTCTGAATATTCTTCTTTGACCAATGATAATAAAACAGCTTGCTGTGGTAACTCTTTTTCATCAAAATGAATGCCGGCTACTTCATTGAATGCACGTTGACGATCATCAATTAGTCCACTAATACTTCTGTGACGTATGCTTTCAAGATTCACTCGATTAATTTCAGTTTCTGGAACATTTAACCATTGTAAAAGCTTTCGAGCTTTATAAGTTAAATTGCGGCCAAGAATAAAACTGGCAGTGTAGTTGCAATTAAAACAGTGATAACTCCACCCTTGATCAGAAACTTTGATGCCGCCGCGGCCACGTTTGTCTTGTGTATTTCCATTATGATGGCAGCATACAGCGTTGAAACTGATCCATCCCGAAGCAGTATTTTTTCTTTTGCCTCGAATGTAAGATAGGATATCAATCATCCTAGTATTTTACAGGATTATTTTGAAAATATCAAGTAACTTGAGTACTATCGGTATAAAACTTCTGTGATTTCACCGGTGGTAATATACACATTAGCACCAACGTTTTCAGGTGGCACCGGACTGTATCCACTACCCCCATTGGTAACTGTTATGCTAGTTACTATACCATTGTTAATTGTAGCTTCTGCGGTTGCACCTGCCCCGGCACCTACAATACTTACTTGCGGCGGTGCTAGGTAACCGTATCCACCACTGGTCACCGTGATTTCAGTCACTTCCCCATTAATACATGTAGCACTGGCTGTTGCTCTTTGGCTATTGGGAACCCCACCTACATTATTAATTGCCAAGCGAAGTAATGGGTAAAAGCCCGGTACGTTGATATGATGGGTAACACTTTCGTCATAAAAATCATAGCTGTCGCTCACATCAAACCAAGGACCTTGATACTGAGTAGCTGATTGCACTTTAACATTACCGGTGTAATGATCCATTTTTAATTGGAACGTGTGAAAGTCACTTTCGGGTGCAGATACTTGGCTACTATATTCCAGTGGTGGCACAACTGGATTTGGTGGGTTTTGTGGTTGTGCCCAGTCTGGACGACCGTAACCTTGATTTGGTTGTGGATATAAATCTGGCCCGTAAATTGTGGGGATTGTCACAAACTGGCTAGGTACAAATTCTGGCAATGCCGAATCAACAACGTTACACTGTGCCCGAGCTTGACTGTTAGCATCTACGTAAACTGCCTGTTGATAATTTCCCAAAGGTTGTTTTTGGACTAAACTATAACTAGCAGGTTGAGCTAAAATTGGATCAGTGTCTAAGGCAGAAATTACTACCCGTGCTCGCCCAGTAACTGGGCTTAGTAAAGTAACTTCTTTAGTCAATAGCACAGCATCACCAGTTTGATTAAGCAGACGGAAAATAAATTCGCTGCCGCTTACGTTTACAGGTTTTTGATCTTGGTTAACAAATTCAAATAATAGAACATTGTCAACACCTTTGTTTATGGTTAATGGTTTTGAATACACAGGATTCCACCTATAAGTGAAATAATCACCACTGATATCTACCAATAAAACTGTTTGGATTTGTTGATATAAGTACGCAGTGGTTGAATACATAAGGATCTCCAAAACTATTTATGGGCAGTAATATCTTTACAAAATTGGCAGAAAAGTACCCATTTATTTCACTTTGCATATATGCAAGCAATGAGTACGTTGGAATAATACAAAATAGAGATGAAATAGTCACAACAATTTATGACTACGGGCTGATTTTAGATCATGAACTCAAGTTGACTTTTATTAATCTTGCAAATATTTGGTGGTGGGAAAGCAACAGAAGCATCCCTATTAACATATTTCTCAAACAAGACTGGGAGCCGTTTAGGCCCTATCTTAGAACCTTTATGAATAGAGACTTAAGTATTGTTCATGGTCCTGCATGTAGTCTGCTTGATATTGCTAAGAAAAAAAGCAAAAGAAAATCTATTACATTAGTTAGAAAAGTCGAGTAAATTCATGTGCAGTGTGACAAGTGCAGCGTAACTTACAGCATGACTTTTCTTAAATGTGTATCCCTTGCTATCATCACCGTCCCATACTGTTTCAAAAACTTCCGTCCAAGATTTCCCTTGCAAATGCGCTTTGCCCGGGCGAATCACTGATATAAATGCTGCCATTCTTGTAATTGAATCAGGCTTCATTGTACTCAACAAAGAAACATAGTTTCCAACATGCACTAACTTTTCTGCCCAATCTGGATCTTGCCACAATCTCTGCCAATTTGGTTCTTTGCTTAACATGGAATTATAATGATCTTGATCTTTAATTAATTGATACACTGACATATTCAAAAAATCTATTTTAAAGTATCCACGCCGTTCAGCTTCTTGATAATCAAATGCAGCACATTGATTGACTACATCATAAGGAATATCAGTGACATAGACACCGCTGTTGTGTTTGCGCACCTGTCCATCAACAACTTGTCTTGCAGGGATGTGCTTGATTAAGCCAAGTATTTGGTCTCGATCAGCAAAGTCTATGTCAATATCTGCACTCATTTTTTAAAGTGTGATCTTAATTCATTAATATCAGTATACCATTCTACATTATTTGTAGGTAAACTGCAACCAGTTTGTGTTTCAATAATTGCTTCAATGTAGCTTTCTTCCAGCAAAGACAATTTAGGAATTTTCATTTCCTTATCATCTAAAATAAATTCTAACAGTTGTTTACATTTAATAAGACTGTTTGCATATTTTTGTTTACTAGCGAATTTTTTTTGTAAACTACCTAATGTCCAAGGATCCCAAATTAAATCAAAATGTTTTACCAATTTGTAAAATTCTTTTCCTAACTCATTAGCGTTGTAAAACGCAGAAAACGGTATATAAATCACTTTGTCAGAATTTGTATAAACCATGCGTTGCTGTTCTAACATTAACCCATGTTCTTCTGGACGCTTAAAT